ATGAGGCCCGCCGCGACGATCGACTGCTGCCCCACGGGGCGGGTGGTGTCGAAGTCGAGCCCGGGGCCGATGGTGTAGCGATGTTTACCGGAGACGGTCGGGAACGTCTCGCCCTGCACCCGCACGACGGTGAGCGAGTCGAGCGACCAGCCCCCGATCAGGACCTGCAAGCGGCGCAGGCCGTCGGCCATGTCCTCGCCGCGCGGCGACTCGCCCGCGCCCAGGACGCCGAGGTCCTGCAGCGAGGTCTTGATCAGCGTGCTCGCCGTGATCCCCATCGGTCCCTCGTGCCCCGCGGGGCGTTAGCTGCCGACGGTGCGCTTGCCGGTCTTTGGGTTGCTGCGCGGGATCTCGGCAACGTGCGACGCGACGGCGTCCTCGACCTCGGCGCGCTCGGCGTGCGCGGCCTCGCTCATGCGCCGGTCGGCGTAGGCCGCCTCGGCCGCGGCGCGCGCCATCTCACGGTCGCGCGCTTCCTGCTTCTTGATCGCCTCGTGCTGGTCCGCGTCGTAGCCGTCGCGCTCGGCCGCGGTCCGCTCGGCGTCGCTCTGGACGGTGCGCGTGGAGCCGTGCAGGATCTCGATCTTCCCGGGCCGGCCCTCGGGGTGGCCCGCCAGGAACATGTCGCGCGGATACTCGACGTAGACGTAGGGGCGCCCGGGCGGCCCGAACCGCGTGTAGGTGCTCTCCCACTTCCGCATCTCGACCGCGTAGCCCGAGGCCGGGTTGATCTGGATCGCGGGCCCGTCGTAGTGCGTGTCTGCCATAGAGGGTCGTCCTGTGGAAAGCGCGGGAACAGGCCTGAAACCTGCTCCCGCGGAGGTGTTACTTCCGGTTTTGGGCTCTCGAATGAGGGCGAAAAACCGGCCCTAGCTGAACGTGATCCCGTTGTTGCTCATCACGTTCCAGAGGCCGCCGGCGGCGACGACCGTGAAGCTGGCCCCGACGAACGCGCCGAACGTGGCGGTGCTCGCCGGAGAGCCCGTGATGCCCGTGCCGAACCCGCCGCCCGCCGACGTGATGACGTGCGCCACGCCGGCCGCCGACGTGAACGTGAGCGCGAGCCCGTTCTGCGCGAAGGTCGGCTTCGCCAGCGTGATCGCCGCCGGCGTGAGCTTGTGCAGCAGGAACGCGGTGTTCTGCCCGATGCCGGCCACCAGATCCGCGGTCAGCGCGAGGTCGCCGCCGATGGTGCGCGTGGTCGGCGCGGTCTGCGTCGGGAAGGTGCTCTGTCCCGCCCCGAGCGCCACCACGTCGTAGGGCGAGCCCGAGAACACGATGCTCGACGCGATGTCATGCGCCACCGCGACGGTCCCGTTATCGCCGCGCCGCTTGACCTGAATCACCTTCGGCGAGGGCTGGCCGTCCACCAGCATCCACTCGCCGTCGATCCGCGCGCGAAAGTTCTGCACGCCGCTGACGCCCACCGGCGGAAAGCCGGTCGCATCGACGACGCTGAGGGTCACGGCGTCCTTCGGGAACGCCGCGGCGAGTGTCTGTGACTGCCAAGCCATAGAAGTCTCCTTGCCCTGTGGCCGAGTAAAGGACCCGGCCCCCGCCTACGGGGGGCCGGGATGAACGACTACGTGTGGAGGCGCACGGCGAAGTACGGCTCGATGGCCGCGACGCCGATGAGGATGTCCACACGGCTGGGCTTCTGATCCGTCTGGATGTTCCACTGCTCGGCCCACCGCAGCGACGCCTTGATGTCGCTGTTGGTGACGACCTTCGAGCGCGCGCCCGGGAGGTCGCTCGACAGCGGCGCGCTGACGAACGCGAACGCCGCCGGGTTGAACAGGAACTGCTGCCGCGAGGACGTGGCCGCGAGCGTGCCCGCCACCGTGTTCGTCGCGCCGACGAAGTTGATCGCCGCGCCGTTCGCGGGCGAGCCCACGACCGTCTGCAGTTGCCCGCTCGGGATGATCGCCGGGCTGATCGGCAGCGCCGCCGTGCCGGTGCCCGCGAGGTCCGCCGTCAAGACGAACCGCTGGGGTGCGCCGGTCGTGGTGTAGGACAGCGGGTTCACGCCCTCCGCGCTCGGGCCGACCACCCAGAAGGCATCGCCCTTCTTGAGGCTGTAGGCGCCCATGCCCGAGATGTTGAGGATGCTGCCCGTCTGGTTCGCGCCGGCGACGATGGGCGTCGAGGCCGCGAAGTTGCCCGACGTGTGCACCGGCAGGACGGCGTCGTAGTACCACTCGTCCACGCCCAGGGCCATCGCCGAGAACTGCCCGGTGCGGAAGTACTCCTGATACTGCTTGCCGAACAGCGCGAAGTTATCGTTGAGGAGCTTCGACTGCGCGAGCGGGTCGATCACCGCGACGTAGCCCTCGGGCGTGCCCGTCATCTGCAGGAGCGCGACGGCATCGGTCCACGTCTTGTTCACGAGCGGCACGCCGGGCGCGCCGACCACGTTGTAGATCGACTGGTAGACCTCCTGGCCGGCGACGGCGTCGGTCTTGTTCGCCAGCGCGACGCCCGCGGGCATCGTGTAGCGGTCCTGCACTTCTTCGATCTGGAGCGTGTCTTCGATGCTGCTCCAGCCCATGCCCACGTTGTACTGATGGTTCAGCGTCAGCGGGACGGTCTGATTGATGATCGACTGCTGGACGAGGGCCTGCCCCTCAGTGACGGTCCACCGCTGCGGCGTGCGGACCTGGACGGTGTCGCCGATCTGCGACCCCTTCGGCTTGGTGTTCCACTCTTTGTTCCACTGGCGGTCGAAGTTGCCGACCAGCTTGAGCGAGTTGTCCCAGAAGAGCGCGGTGTCTTTCGTGACCCACGTCGGGGTAATGAGGTAGTTCGCCATGGCCGCTCCAACGAGCGACCGCCGATCAGGGGCCGGGGTGACTTAGTCGCGCCGAAGCCGGGACCGTCGAGGCGCGTGAAAGGCCGCCGCGTGGTCGGCTAGCGAGGCATCGTCGCCGGGCAGTTCTCTCGGCGGTGCATCGGGCGCGGTCCGCACCGGATTAGGCGGACGGGGCGCGGGTCGTAAAGCAGGAGCGGTGGCCGATCCGGTGTTCGCGGCCAAAGGCCCCAACGACTGTAGGCGGCGTTGCACGAGGGCAACGAGGTCGGGTGTTGCGGGCCGATCATAAGTGGCGAGCGTCAATTCTTCAAGTAATCCTTCGCGCCGAAGGAGCGCCAGCGTCAATTTCGCGCTGTCGGCGCCGGTCCGGACGATCGCCTGGAGGATCGCCGGCGTGATCGGGCGGTTGTCGTTCCGAAACCGCTCCATCAGCTCCTTGTTCGCCGGGTCGGCCGCCGCGTCGTTCATCCGCTGCCAGTGCGCTTCGGTCGCGCCGCGGAAGTCTTGATCGGCCGCCTCGGTGTATTTCTTCGCCTCCTGCGCGTAGTACTTCGTGGCGAGGTCGTGCTGGTGCTCGGCCTGCGTGAAGCGCGCCACCGCCTTGGTGTAGTCGCGGAGCGGGTCCTCGCTGTTCTCGAAGTCTTTGAAGGTCGGCTCCTGCAGCGTGAACGGCGGCGGGGGCGGCGGCAGCCCGCGGCGCGCCTGTGGGGGCGGCGCCGCTGGGGGAGGCCCTGGCGCATGAGGCGAACCTCCATTGCCAGTCCGCTCCGCTCCAGGCGGCGCGCCACCGCCGCGTAGGCTATCGCGCTCGCGCTCGGCCTCGCGGAGCTTCCGCGTCAGCTCCTGAATCCGCGGCACGTCCTCGGGGCCGGCCTGCTGGCTCGCCGCGCGCCGGCGGAAGCCGTTCTTCTCGAAGCGGCCGTCGGGCCGCCGCGGCGGCTCAGTCTTCTCGGTGGCCTCGACGGCCTCGATGGTCGTGCCAGAGGCGTCGGCGCCGTTCGTGCCGGTCTGCGGCGACGTGACGGGCGCCTCGGGGGACTGGTCGGGCGATTCAGCCCAGCCGCCCGAGTCGGCGGTGGTGGAGGGACGTTCAGCTACTGACACGGTCTACCTTTCACGTCGCACCGCGACGATCGTTTATCAATTCCGGCGCACACGCGCAGGGCCACTCGTGGCTCGTCTCATCCACCGGCAGCCCGTCGTAGTCGTCGCACCAGTGCGCGTACGTCCCGGTCAGCACGACCCCGAGCCAGTACAAGCAGTCCTCGATCCACTCCGGGTTCTGCTCTAGCGCGTCTTCCACGGCGGCGACCGCCACACGTCTTTCCATTCTTCCAGGGCCCGCGCGTCCATGCGGGCGGCCACCGTCAGGGCCACCGCGTCGAGGTGCGCGCGGCAGGTCACGCAGTAGGGCATCGGCTGGTAGATGAGGTGCGCGCACGGGTCCGTGGGGAGCCCGCGCGCCTTCATCTCGCGCTCGGTGTCCGTCGCGTGGCGGTCCCAGTCGAAGGGCACGCTGAAGTTCTTCGACGGGTCAATGTCCATCACGTCCACCAGCGCCCGTTATGTCCCGGCGGGCGGCGAAACCCGAACCACGGCTTGAAGATCGGGCAGTGCCAGAGGAACAGCACGACCATGACTACCGCGATCGTCGCTTCCATGGCTCACCGAGAAACCGCACCCCGAGCTGGGTCCGCACCGGCCGCGAGGCGCCGAGATACCAGAGCCAGCCGAACCGCGCGTCGAGCGCGAACGCCTGCGCGACCGTCAGCTCAGGCATCTCATCGCTTCCCGTCGGCAATCCACTCGGCCAAGAGCCACCCCACGAGCAGGACCGCGGCCACCACGATGACCACGAGCACGCTCATGGCCCGACCACCCACCGCGCGATCCAGTAGCCCGCGACCGCGAACGCCGCGAAGACAAGGGTCACACCCGTCGCGACCACGAACCCGATGACCATGTCGAGCACGGCATCGGGCCTTCAGCGCAGCACGTTCGGGAGCGCGACGAACTTCGACAGCACCCACAACAGCACGACGACCAGCGAGACGACCTGTATCGCGGTCGCCCAGTGCGGCGGCATCGGCACGT